ACTTACACTATTCCTGGTAACATGCACCAACGTCCTTTAGTTATTGAAATGCTAGACCCTAAGTCTAACAAGACTACTAAAATCTGGACTCAGTATGCTGAATACGAATTTATGTGTCAGTGGATGAAAGAGAAAGAAAGAATGTTATTCTTCTCTAAGTCTAATAAGCAAGCTAATGGAACTTACAATATGTATGGCGATTCTGGTTCTCCAATTATTGAGGGTGCTGGTATCCGTGAGCAAATCTCACCATCGTACAAGTTCCACTATACAAACTTTACAATTGATTACTTAGAAGATGTATTATTGAACTTATCAATTAACATCCTTCCAGAAGATCAACGTCACTTCGTAGCGTTTACAGGTGAAAGAGGTATGGTACAATTCCACAGAGCTCTTGAGAACCACGCTGCTCGTTTCCAACCATTAGATTCTAAACGAATTGGTGGAGCTGGACAAAATTTATCATTCCAAGGTCAGTACAGAGAGTTTATGGGACCACAAGGTATCCGATTTACTTTAGTACACTTACCAATGTATGATAATGAAGTACGTAACCGTGTACCACACCCACAAGGTGGTTTCACTGAGTCTTACCGATACACTATCCTTAACATGGGTACTTCAGGCGGTGAAGCAAATATTCGTCGAGTATATCCTAAAGGACGTAAAGAATTAATGTGGCACGTGGCTGGTTCAACTTCACCGTTAGGACCTAACACTTCGTTCTCATCAGGTTCTTCGTCTGCAGTAGATGGATACCAATTATTTGCTCAAGCACAACAAGGGGTTATTATTCAAAACCCAATGTCTTGTGCAGAGTTAATCTACTCGACAACTGTATAATAATAAATTAATATAAACACGAAAGAAGATGGCAAAGAAAGCGGCAACAAAAGTGAGCGCACCTGTAGTAGAGGAAAGTGTTTCTACTAATATAAAAATAGATAAGGTTACTGTAAAACCTATTAAGAAACACGGATGGCTACCCGACGATCACGACGGGAGCCTCCGTTATTCTAGATGTTTTGAACGTTTAACTGTTCAAGCAACAAAAGGTAGCGGTGTCCTTAACACTGGATTAACTGAAGACGACGAAAGACGTTTAGAGGATAAAATGAATATGGCTCCAGGAACATTATCTCGTTATAATGTAGATTACTGGACTATGTTTAGAGTTGATGTACCTGCAGATGGTATTCAATTAGATCTTGCTAATCCAGAGCATGAACTCAAATATTTAGTTTTAAAAGCTCATCAAAGAGTTGCTAATTCAGAAATGGAACGTTTTGATACACCATTTGCTGAATATGTAATGACTTCAAAAGAGCAAGAAGCTAGAGTTGAGAATAAGAAATCTAAACTTAAGCGTAAAGCTTACAAAGTATTTAGTAATATGAATACTACAGAAATGAGAGATGTTCTTAAGGTTATTGGTAAAAGAGCAGGAGATGATGCTTCTGTAGACTTTGTTGAGTCTCAACTTGATAAAGTTGTAACTGATGATCCTCAGGCATTCTTAACTACTGTAGAAGATCCAACATTTAAAATGAGAGCATTTATTGATGATTGTTTATCAGCAAGAGTTCTTGTAAAAAGTGGTACTAAATACCAACTTCCTGGTGGAGATACTGTAGGTTATACACTTGAGCAAACGATTGAATATTTACAAAATCCTGACAATCAGGAAGTATATTTAGATTTAAAAGGTAAATTATCTATAGGTAAATAGTATGACATTAGAAGAAATGTATGCCGAGTTTAAGTTTATGTTGGATAAAGTAGATTCA